CGGAGTTGCCATAGCTCAGTTCTCCTTTTCTATGGCGCGCCTTAGAAGGCGACCTTGTTGCTGAGGTAGGAGTGACGCGCGATCTGCACACGCAGGATCGTGAACGCATCGCCCCAGTCGTTGTCGATCTGGTAGCCCTTGTCGAGCACGCGGAACATGCCCTGATTGCCCGAGCCGACCGGCGTCGCGCCAGCCGTCGCGGACGACAGGCCCGTCGTCGTGCTGCCGGTCACGGTGATCGTGCCAGCGGCGTTGGTCAGGTTGACCTGATCGCCGACCGCCGTCTGGGCGACCGAGCCATCGGCCTGCACCTCGTAGACCATCATCGGATCGTCGTAGAAGTAGGCGATCATCGAACCGGCGTCGTAGGCCGTGCCGCTGATCCACTTGTTGTCCACGATCCGGCGAGCGCCGTTCGAGATGCTGTACTCGCAGCCCGCGAACACGCCGACGAGGTCGGCTGCCGTGGCCGTGCAGGCATTGAGCACGCCGTTGGTCGTGATGAGCACGGGCGTGCCGGAGAAGATGTTCGAGGCGTAGGTGCTGGCGATGCCGTTCGGCAGTGCCCTCGGGCGGATGATCCCGCCCGTGAGGCTGAAGGCCGGACGGACACCGAACGGAGCGTTCGAGGCAGACATCTATGTCGTCCTTTCTTGGAGGTTGAGGGTCATCCCTCATCCGCGAAGGTCGGGATGGGGACAGTCTTCCGCAGCTCGGCCATGCCGGATCCCTCGATCACCTGACTGCCGACCGACTGGGCCTGTTCGCGGATCGCGTCAGCCGTTGCGGTCAGCTTCTCGTTCTCCGAGAGCGGCGCGTTGTGATGCACCTCGCGCATGTACTTCTCGTACAGCGAAAGGGGGATCTTGAACGCGAGCATCTCGTTGACGCCGATCATGCCGGTCCACTCGCCAGTCTTGATGGAGGCGTACTCCCAGCCGGGAACGTCTTCCGGCTTCACGGGCGAATAGCCCATACGCATCCTCGCGTGGATCGAGTCTCTCGGATTGGTCGTCGTGAGCCAGCACAGGTGATAGCCCGGGATCTTGGGTAGGTCGGGCAGAGCGGATTGGATGAACTGCGTGCGGAAGGCTTCGACACGCTCGTCGTCGGAGATTTCCCTGTTCTCCGTGATCTGGCGATCCTGCATCGCCCTGTTCACGCGACCCGGGTCGGTCACCTTCTTCAGTCGATCATCCTGATGATTGCTCATGGCTCGCTCCTTCAGCGGGCAGAATTGTTGCGGTCGTACTCGGCGTAGCGCTTGAGCGCGTCACGCCTGAGCTTGGGATCGTCCCACACGCCAGCCTCCATCATCGCCTGCTTGCGCTCGGCGGAGACGAAGACCTGATTGCGGGTCGAAGACGGTGCATGGTTGCCGCGACCGCCGACAGGCGGGCCGCGACGCGCGGGACGAGGTTCCGTGCGCTCGTCGTCGTCGTCGCCGTTGAAACGGTGAGGCAGAACCTTCGATGCGCGCTTCTCAAGCTCGTCCCAGTATTCCGGCGTGGTGGGATCGAAGCCCTCGGCGGCGATCTTGTTGTCGAGCGCCATGACGACCGCGCTGTCGTCGTTGCCGCCCTGCGGATCGTACCAGCCCTTGTTGCGCTCGATGAAGCCGCGCGCGTTCCGCTCGACGAGCGGATCGATCTTCTGCTCCGGCGGGCGCTGCACGCGCTCGATGAGCGAGCGACGCTGCGCGTCGAGCGTCGAGGCCTCGCTCATCGCGCGGTCGCGCAGGCGAATGGCGTCACGCGCCACCTCGCCGTTGCCGGTCTCGACCGCCTTCGCGAGCGCCTCCTCTGCCTGACGCGCGCGATACACCGCCTCCTGAACCTTCTGCTCCAGAGACGCGATGCTCGAAGAGATCGCGTTGCCCTCGATTGCGCCGGAGCGCTGTCGAAGCTCGGCGACCTCGCGGCGAAGATCGGCCAGTTCGCGCTGCGTGCGGTCGCGCGCCTCGCGCTGCGCGGCCTTGCGATTGCGCTTCTCCTCCCGGCGACGCGCGCGGATCTCCTCGCGGTCGTCGTCGTCGTCGTCATCGCGCTGGTCGGCGGATAGACGCTCGTCCCTCTCATCCTCCTGCCCCTCGGGGGCGGAGGCCTTCTGATCTTTCTCGTCACCATCATCGATGGTGATCATCTCGCCGTTCTTCTTCTCGTCGAGATCGTCGTCGTCGTCGAGCCTGTCGTTTGGTCCGGCCATTGTCTCGCTCCTTCAGCGATCAGATGAATGCCTTGACGGCGAGCGGGTCGGCAAGGAACCGCCCGATCACGTCGAGGTCGTTGTAGACGACGAACATCGCCGTCCCGTCCTTTGTCGGAACCTCCCAGCGGTCGCCGCCGTACTTCGGAACGCGCACGAACTCACCCGGCTCGCACCAGAGACCCTCGGCCCACGGCTTCATGGTCTCGCGGTTGCAGAACGCCAGCGGGCCGACCGCTCGCACGAGCGCGACCTGTGTGTTCCACTTCTCGGTGTCCTTGGTGTCGGCGGTCAGGATGATGCCGCCCTTCGTCTTGATCTGCGGGTTCCGAACCTGAACCAGCACGCGCGAGCCGTAAGGCTCGAACATCGGGCTGGCCTCTGGGAACGCCCAGTCGTGGTCGCCGCCCCACGAGAAACTCGTGACGCGGCTCTTGGCTTCCGAAACGCTGGCGGAGAGCTTGCGCTCTGCCACGGGAACAGTCTTCAGCGCGGCGCTCATAGGCTACGCTCCTTTTCGTCCATGTCCTTGAGGATGCTGTCGATCACGTTCTGCGCCTGCTGCAAGCCGGAGTAGATACCGCACACCCGCCCATACTCGAACGAGTCACGTCCAGCGGGTGCTTGCAGCGCGCCATGAGCGGCTCTCGCCTGCTCGGCTCTCAGCGCACTTATGATCCGCTCTATCACGTTGGCACCGTCGTGATCTGGTGGCAATTACTTCTTGACGGACTTGCCGCCCTTCACGACGGCGGGCTTCTTGCCCATCGCGAGCGCCTTGTGAAGCGGGATCGGACCCTTCGGGGTGTTCGACGCCATGATGCTTCTCCTTCAGGAGTTCGGCGCAGCGGCGGTCTTCTCCGCCTGCTGACGCTGGTGGAAGACGTGAGCGCGGATGGTGTCCATCACGTCGGCGACCTCGCCATACGGCATCCTGCCGAGGGCGTTGGCGACGACGGATAGCTGCGCTTCGGTGAAGTTGATCGCGAAAGTCTGCACGAGACTCTCCTCACGGGCTTGGGTTGACTCCGGTGCCGGTGGATACCGCCACCCTCTCTCCGCTTGCGATCTCCATCATCGCGAGATCGCGTGCGGTCTGGTTGTCGGCATTGTTCATGCCGACGCGCGCCTCGACTTCCATCGACGTGCGCTGGTTCTCCTGATCCTGCTTGAACTGCTCCGCCTGCATCTCCACGGCGCGTTCCTTGTCCTTGTCCGCTATCTTCGCGGAGTCGAGTTGCGCCTTGGCCTGATCCGCCTGCGCCTTGCGCTGCGTCTCCGCCATCGCGGCCTGAGCGGCGAGGATCGTCGGATCCTGCATCTGCGGCTGCGTCATCTGCTGCACGAACTGCATCGCCTGCTGGATGATCGGCGGGATGCCGGAGAGCGCCTGCTCGCCCTCTTGGATCACGCGGCGGCTCGCGGCGGCGAGCAGCATGTCCATCTCGCGCGAGACCTCGGGGTCGCTGTCCATCAGCTTCGACACGTCCTCGCCGGTCGCCTGCGAGGTCACGTTGAAGACGTGCGTGACGTAGAACAGCGTGATGTGGTCCTTGATGTGTTCGAGCATCGCGGGCACGAAGCGCGGAGCGATGATCGGGTTGCCGCCGAACACGGGCGACTGCATGAAGTCGAGATGCACCTGAAGATGCGCGAGATGCTCCTGATCAGGGAACGCGATCAGCGGTCGGCCCATCGTCGCCGAGAGGTTCTCGTTCACCGCGTTGAGCTTCTTCGGCTCCGGCGTTTCAACGAGGAGCTTCTCCGCGTCGGGGATCTTCAGTCGGCGCAGGATCAGTTGCTCGACCTTGCGCGCGTCGTATAGCTGCGGCAGCGCGGCGGCGCGCTGGGCGACGGCCTGCACCTGAGCGAAGCGCTGCGTGTCGGAGAAGATGTTCGGGTCCGACACCGGGACCACGTCCATCGGCCCCTGATAGTCGTCGCGCTTGACGATCAGTTCGCCGTCTTCCTCGATGAGAACCTTCTCGTCGAGATAGAGCTTGTTGATGCGATGCAGAACCTTCAGCGTGCGCTGCATCGACGAGTGAAGACGACCGTGGATCGCCGAGAACACCGTCATGCCCTGCTCGATCATCGCGAGCGTGGTGCCGACCGGCATGTTCGGGTTCGCGCCGTCCGAGAGGTTCTCGAACGTCGTCTTCACGACGCCGCGCCCCGCATCGACCATGAAGCCGAGAAGCTGGAACAGCGTCGGTGACGGCGGGTTGAACGGGATCGGCATCGCGAGCTTGCGAACGTCATCGACGTTCAGGCCGCCCTCGATCTCCGTGACGCCGGTCGCGCTCAGGTTCAGCGACTGGCCGCCAGCGGATCCGCCCTTGAGCTTGAGCAGCGTCGGGAAGTTCTGGATGTGCGCGCTGTCGAGCAGCGCACGCAGCGCGCCGGTCGCTCCAGCCGACAGGCCTCCGATCATGTGAGGCAGGCCGATGGGATACGCGCCGCGCCACGGGACGAACGGCCACTCGATGATGTGTTCCAGTTCCTGACGAAGCTCGTCCTCTTCGTCCCAGTTGCGGTAGATCGAAAGCACCTCCTCGGAGTGCTTGTCGATGGTGACGATGTAGGGCAGCGGCGCGCCGCCATCGTCCTCGCCCACGTCGATCTGCGCGTAGATCTCGTAGATCGTGCGGAGGCCGTCCTCGTTGTAGGCGCTCTCCTCGCGGCCCTCGATCTTGTCGTTCGCCTTGCTCGACGCGGATCGATCCGGTGTCGATGGCGTCGTCGTGAGGTCGGCGTCGATGTACATGCCGGAGCGCACTCGGCTTTCGTACTCCTGCCGCGTGATGTACTGGACGTGCGTCTTGCGTTCCGCCGCGTAGAAGCTCGTCGCGGCGAACGGAAGGTAGATGTCGTCGATTGCGATGAAGAGCGACTCGGGCCTGCGCTTCGACTCGTTCCACCAGAGCTTCAGGTACTGGCCGCCGCCGAGCGGAAGCTGCGTCAGAAGCTGCTCAAGCTCGGGCCTGAACTCCGGCATCGTCACCGTCAACTGACGGTTCATGTGCTTCGTCTTGCGCTGCGCCTTGTCGAGCTTCTCCTGCGTCACCTCGCCGGGGATGAAGTCCTTCACCGGCCCGGTCGGCGGGAACAGTTCCTTCATCGCGCGCGCTGCGAAGTCCACGCAGGCCTCGGTGAGCATCGGATGCACGACGCGGCTCGCGCCGGGGAAGTCCGCTCCGCCGGGCGCGTCCTCGCCCAGCCCGGTGCGGCGCAGGCCCTCCTCGTACTGCTTGTCGCGCTTCGCGCGCGCTTCCTTGTCGCGCTCGATGTGATCGAGCAGCGTGCGCGCCACGTCCGCCAGCATCGAGATGTCGAGCGTCGGCACGAGGTTGTCGTAGAACTCGCCCTCGCCGCTCGGCTGCTCGTCGTCAATCGTGACGAGCGCGCCGCCGTCCTCGGTGTCTTGCACCTCGGCGTCGTCCTCGATCTCGAAGCTCTCGCCCTTGTCTTCGATGTCGCTGCTCATGGATTGATCCCTATCACGAGTTCTCGATTAAGCAACCCAAAACGTCACTCGCGTCCATATCCGCCGCCTTCGCCAGCGCCGACAACGTCGCCTCCATAGCCTCCACCAAAGCTGCTGGCGGGTCCATCATACCCGGCACCGGGGCTGTATCCATCTTGCCCCGCCGCTCGGGCAGCATCGACCATCGCGCTGGTATTATCGACCATCGAGTAATCGACCGGCGCGCCGAGAAGACCGAAGGACAGGTTGTTCCCGATGGCAGAGAGCGTTTGCCCAAAGCCAAGAGGCGCTGCTCCAGACTTGCCAAGAGCCTCATTCGCTTCGGAAACCTCGCTCAAGGTTCCAAGAGCAGAACCCAACATGCCTAGGGCGGGAACTCCTGTCGCGAGTGACGCAATCGTGCCGATTCCCATCCCCAGCTTGGACGGAGACACGCCCAGCGCGCTGCTGGGCATGGAATTACCCTGCGGGCCTCCTAGGCCCGGGGAGACGCCATCCCCGGCGCTCCCCGGCGTGAAGCTCGACAGGCGCGAGCCGATGGGATCGACAGGCTGCTGCTGCTGCGCGCCGACAGGCTCGGTGTAGTTGAGGCCGGTCGAGCCGCTCATCGCAGGGTTCAGCATCTGCTGGTAGGTCTGCGCGTAGGAGTTCCAGTCGATGTCGCCGCCATCGGCGAAGCCCGGCGCTTCCTGCTCCTCGAACGCAGCCCTGACGCGAGCGGCGAGCCGCTCATAGACCGAGCCGCCCTCGTTCATCGCGAGCGCGCCGCCGGAAGCCATCGGCTCCTTGTTGATCCCGTCAGGATCGA